TGATATACAGCAAGTCACCATCGACCCATGTTTCGCCATATGGGGCACCAGTCGTATTAAAGCCGCGAACAAGGCCGAACTCGGTAATATATCCGAACGCATTACTCGCTATATCCTGCGTTGCAACGCCCATGATGTACTCACCAGGCACCGAGCCATCAGCCACAGCCAAGCCGAATGTCAACTTGCCAGATGCGCCAACGGTTCCAGTGAACATGACGGGTGTCCCATTATGGATCAAAGCGCCGCTGGTGTTCTTGGCATAATACATGCTCTCCTGCCCAACTTGCAGGATAGAACCATTATACAACCCAACGTCCAGTGTTCCATCATCGCTATTCCATTGGACGCGCCGCTCTTTTTGAATATGCGGGCCAATCTCAGGAAGGTCGATATAGTCCGTTACCAAGCTATTGTTATGCTCTGGCAGCGGAGCCGCCTGCAAATCACTCAATATATCCGCAATGCGCTGCAATTGCGCCAACGCCTCGCTTGCAGATGATTGCGCATTAATGGCGTTGTTGCTGATCTGGTCAAGCGTTACAGTGTCAATCGTGTCAACCGTCGAAAAAAGCCGCTCAAATTGCTTGATCTGTTGAGGATCTTTCAGAAAGCTCGCCAGCTGGTCGCGGGTAAGGTTTAGCTTTGCTACCATGCCAAAGCCTCCAACTGGGCCTCTAAACGAATGAATGACAGATGCGCGTCAGACATACCTTTAAATCGCTGGATGCGCCAATTGCGCATAGCCCCTTGCTGATACCATACAATGCGCTTTGCCCTGTCTCCAATTCCACCAACACTGACAACCTTATCGGCGGACCATGCGACGCCATCAACGCTATAGCTTGTCGAGATTGTCGGATTGCCCGTAACCGATCCTGTCAACGCCACAAGCTCTAGCTGGTGGAACAATGCGCCAGCACCATCGTTATACACAATGTTGGTTCCGAACTCCCAACGTACTTTATCGCCATAATGTGACGATATGCGATCCGAAAACGTGCCGAGATTGTTTGTGGCGGGGTCTGCGAAGATCCACTTGTCATAGCACCGCACGAAAAACCGGGCGCGATATTGCTCCAATCCTGTCTGCGATGATGTCAGCACATACCATGCCGGAACCTGGGTGCTTTCTGTGGTTGACGCGTCGAAAACAAGTGTCCTGTCTGGCAGATGCACATAGAGCAAATCGTGGTTGCGATCCTTGCGATATTCCAGAACACAAAGCGCAAGCTGCTCTTCTGTGTACCCCTCAAGAATAGCGTCAATCTCTTGTGTGGATATTTTCGTGGCCGTAGCATTGCTACCTGAATAGATCGAAATAGGCTCATTGCGCCCACCGCCCATAAAGGCAATCGTATCCACATAGACACAGCAAGCCTTGGTGCCGACGCAGCCCTTTTCAATCTGCGCGCCTTCAATCCGCTGGAATGGGAACAGGTCGCCGCCGATATTATCAAAAAACTCGATTGTGTAGCGGTTAAGCGCCACTGCCTCGTTGCGCAATTTCAGCAATGCGACAACAGGGTCAGGGTCGGCTTCCGATGATCCATATTTCAGTGGGTTAATGCTGGTAGGGTCATTCAATTCTGTGACAACGAGAAATTGGCCGTCCGTGGTCATGAAGTACCCGTCAATCCAGATAAGGTCTTTAACAACGCCTAAGTCACCATCTGTCACTGTTGTCAGGCTACTACCATTCCAATAATGTAAATCCCCTCCAGATGCGATGGCCAGCCGATCAAAGCTGTAATCCATTGTCACAGGTGGCGTATCAATGCCCACCACACCGAGTGTTGTGATAGCTCCTGTAGATGACACAGACACCAGATTTCCGCCCATGACGCGGTATAGCGTGCCATTCCAGTTAATACCGCCCCGATCCTTTGCGCTTCCAGACGCAAAAGAAACAAGGCCATCCCCCGGCCTCAAATACCCCTCGCTTATGCCTGTTGATTTAGGCGTAGGAACGAGGTTGACGGGATATGAGGTGCGTAAGTCTGGCGCTGTATCAGCATAAATCCCGGTCAGGATAGGGAATTGCGTCACTTAGACACAACGCCCCGGCGTTACATGGAGATTGCCGTCAGCAATATCAGCAATGGCGCGGATGATCTTAGGCCCCGGTCCTGTATAAACCTGAACATACATTTTAGGCGGAATGATCATGCACGTTGTTGTTGTTGGCGCCAAGCCCGATGCAAGTTCCGCAGCGCTGGAATCCGTGGTGATACGGTAAAACGCATTAGCCGCCTCGCTGCTGTTATACAGTGCTACCTTATCGCAATCAGTGGGCAGGGCCACGCCCGCCGCCGATGTTGTTGCATTGGCAATGACAAACGAACCGCCCTCTTTGGGCGCAAACATAATACCCTGCATTTAACCAACCTTCCAATTTGTGCCGTCGCTGAATACGGGAACCTTGTTCGATCCGCCGCCCGATATTGTCGCGTTAAACGTTGTGGAATTGCCATCAGTGACAAACGCCCGAGCGCCTGCCCCTACAGTGCTGGCAGAAGGTAACGCCGCCACAAGGCAAGGACTGACCTTTGTGTAACTCGATAGCGTCAAGCTGGTGAAAGCATCGCTCAGGAACGTCACAAGCGTTGTCAGGCTAAACTTACGTGCATCGCCTTGGCTGGCAGCATAGACAGGCACGCTATCCCCTGCGCTCAAAGTATCGACTGGCGAAAGCTGGTTAATCGTCGGCATTAGTTAAACTCCAATTCGCCATCAGGCCCTGCATCAATACCCGGAACTGGCCCGGTAGTGAATACGCGGCCATAGGGATAGGCTTTGTTGCCTGCGCCCAAAGGCATAGACAGAAACTGCATTTCTTGTGGCTGTGCGGCCTTGCCCAAAACAGTGCCATAACCGCGCCTTGCATTGCGCATGGTCAGGCTTGAAGGTGTCTTGCCGAACATTGGAGAAATGCGAACCGCAGCGTTGCAGATGATTGTTTCATAAGCACTATCAGGCACGTTCGTTTCAGCGTCAATGTCGCTGGCTTCGGGGCTGGATGGAAGCGGATAGCCTAGGCGGATACCCTTGGCGTTCCATTCGGCCATCATGGCGTCAATGCGACGCAAAATAGACTGTAGCTGTTCTGGCTGCGCGTCAAAGACATACGCGGCCATGCCTATTTCCTCTAGCGCGCCTTCTGCGAATTGCCGTTTGGTGTAGCCCATAGCCGCCCCTAAAGGAAAGGAAGGGGGCCGAAGCCCCCAACCCATTACTGGTTAAAAAGAATGATGCCGTTCATCTGTGGGTTGGTATTCACTACACCATAGAGAACATCGAGCGTATACAGGGTTGTATAGGTCGAGTTATCAAACTTCTTGGCCATAACCACTTCAAGGCCCTGCTCGATAGTGCCGCGCATAATATCAACGCCAGCATTATCAGGCACCGCATAGCGACCGGGCAGCAATTCGATGCTGTCCTTATGCCAGAACGGATTAGCGCCTGTCGCAGTGGTGTTAAGGAACGTGATAGCAGCCGTCGCACTGGTGCTGACTACTTCCACGTTCTTGTATGCCGTTTCGGCAGCGGTCGGGGATGAGTTAGCGCCAACCATAGGCGGGCTGATAACCATCGAAGTACCATTGACGATAGAGATAACACGGAAAGTCTTAAGCTGACCTGTGTTTTCTTTCGTGATCTGGTGGACCGCATAGATGTTGGCGATCTGGAAAGCATCGCCAGCCGCAACGCCTGTGGTACTGGAGACAGTCACAGTCTGATAACGGTTATCAACATTGTTGCCATTGCCGTCCACGTTGTCAGGAACATAACGAACCTGTGCGCCGTTGGTGGCAATGGTGATTGTTGCAGCGTTAGCAGCAATGCGCTTACCAGCATCGATCTTGTACGTATCGAAGCCCGCGATCATGCCAACCTGTGAGCGCTCATAGGCATTGGTGGGCTTGCCGGTCATGGTCTGGCGACCAGCCAGATTGCCTGCAAGTCCGTTATAGTCACGGGTTGTCAGTGCAAGATAACGGTCACCTTCCGGTACACCCTGCTCGTTCATGATGCTTTCAGCAATTGCTACGTCATCATAATCACCAGCAGCGCCACTGATCTTGGCAACAAGCGTACCTTCCAGCGAAGCAACGTCGCGAACCTTGGTGTTCACGTCCGATGCCAAGCGCTGATATGCAGCCTTACCCAAGCGGCCTTCCTGCAAGGCATCACGCAGTTCGAGCGCGTCCATATTCCAGGAAGCGTTCTTCTTCTGATTGAGGCGCGCAGGGACAGAAAGCTGTGTGACAGTCTGCGCGGTTACAGCAGAGCCTACAGTACGATCTTGGCTGTTGAGGATGTAGGGCATTGGACGCCAGATGGTATCGTTTGCGCGCTCCATGAGCTGCCCGTCAGTGCCGTATTTAGCGACATTACGGGAGATAACCATTGCATCGTTGAAGCCTTCAAGGATGTCTTCAAACGCAACGCGTTCTTCTTTGGAGAAATTATTAGCCATGTGCATTCCTAACGAGTGAGAAAATAAGGCAAAGATTGCCCGAGATACTCACTCGTCAGGGCCGAGCGGGAGCCGCTTAAATCAGACTGGCGAAGTCTGCTATACTGCCGTCAGTGTTCTTAATACCATATTGGCATGGTTCTTGCAAGTCATCCTCGCAATGTCTTTCTAAAAGCATGGACCTTAGAATAATCACCACTCTTTTCTGCCGCAGCGCGGAGCGCGTCGAGCGTTGCAGCGCTGTTCACACCACTACCGCCACGGACTGCCTTCTCAGGGGCTGGTGTCTTGCTTTTTGTCACTTTCAATTGCCCTTCCAGTTTTGCTATGGCAAACGCAAACTCAACATGGTTATCAAGCGCGGCCAGTTCTTTGGCCTTTGTCTGGTTCTTTCCGAGCGCATAGAGAACAACAGCAGGATTGTCAGCGCCGTCTACGATAATCGCTTGCTGCGTTGGCGATAGCGTTTCCAGAACAAACGCCTCTGCATCTTCAAGGTCAGGGGCGGCAATCTCTGCTTTTGCTTTTTCAAAACGCTGGACCTTTTCCTGCCAACGCTGTGCGGTGCGTTGCTTGACCTCTTCCGCCTTGCTCAGTTCCTTATCGGCTTCGTCCTTATCTTTGAGCCACTTGGCCAGCTTAAGCTCGTATTCGTCGTCGTCATAGTCACAGCTGGCCAGCGTTGGCTTTTCCCCAAGCTCAACCTTTTCGGGCACAGGCTTAGTAGCGGCTTCCAGTTCTTTGATGCGCTTGGCCTGCTCCCGGTTCTGCTTGCGAAGGTCGCGAACCCACTCAGGTGCGGCTTCTGGCTCTGCCTGCTCCGGTTCCTCATCGCCGATCTGAACGCTAACAATCTCGTCAGGCTGTTCCTCCACAACCTCCTCAACAGCTTCCGTTACCTGTTCAACCTGTTCGCCATCGTCAATCATATACTACCCTTTCCTCATCCGATTTTAGGTGCGGACGGTTCACCTAGCTCTTTGATTGTCTTGGCTGTGTTAGCCTGCTCGCCTTGCGTTTTGGCCAGCGTGTATTCGGTGTCAGCCTCTGCCTTGATAGCCAATGCCTTGGACTTTTCAGCCTCTGCCAGCATGTAAGCATCTTGCGGGTTAGGCTCCTGGTTCTGTTCCTGCTCTGCCATAGCCGCCTGCTCTTCTTCATTTGGCGGCAAGACGCCAAGTGCGACAAGCTCCTTGCGTTTATATTCGCGGACTTCTGTCAACCCTTCGCCATCCATGTTCATCATAATGAGTGCTTGCAGGATCTTTGCATCTTGCGGGTCTGTCGTCATCTGCAACACGCCAGTCAGCGCTGTGACAGTCGCGTTGCGGCGCGACATGAACGACGGCCCGACATCAACAGCAACATCAAGATTGGCCTTGCTCAGGTCACTATCAGACGCAAGCTGGCCGCTCTTGTTGATTGTTTCCTTGCCCAATTCGACGCTCTCAATGTTGCCCATTTCACCAACGGACTTCATCTTGCGGCCCTTCTCGTGATACAGCTCGCGAGCCATAGACAGCCAGACCTCACCACAGCGCTGCATGGCTTTGGACATATTCGAGATATAGATAAACGACTGCATATCGAGGCGCGTCTGGATCATCTCCACGGCTTTGCCTGATATGTTGCTGACCATCTTTTCGGCTTGCTGATTGTTGCCCAGCATCTCAGCCATGTCTTGCTCAGTGATCTGCAACAGTGCAGCCATAGCAGGCGGGACGTTAGGCGCTCTGGTGTACGCCACTGGCCCGGACGGCATGACATTGCCTTCCGCATCCTCGACCGGGTTAATCAGCAAATATGGATAATTCTTGATATTATCCTCTTGCCACATCAACTCATTGCCAGCCATCTGGTCCGGCGTGAAGATGGGCTTTTCAAGGCCGAACGACGCCGAGATGAGCGCCAACATGCTGATCTGCATGTTCTTAAGCCGCTGGCTATCCTTGGCAATGCGGACCTGCCCCATGCAACGCTCTACATTATCCACGAACCAGCGCTTGCCATAAACAGGAATGATGGGGATATGGCAGCCTGTGATATAACCGCAATCCTCAAGGATATTTGCACCACTCATGATATATTTGTGAACGCGCTTCTTGCGAACTGTCTTGCGGCCCACCTCGATTGCACCAATGGGCGGCTCTTCGTCGTCGTCTAAATCCTCGTCCATGATCTTGATGGTTTCGCCATCGAGCGTCTTGTAAATGCGGACAGTCTGCTTTGTTTCCTCAACCTGATAATACTCCGCGATGTAAACAACATCAGGCGTGAACCAGTCGAAATAGGTGGAATTAGTGTCCTTTGGCCATGTGGCCGGGTCTTCGCCATACTCAGCCTTGAAGGCCGACATGGTCATGGAATAGACTACCCAGCACTTCTTTGCATCGCTCTTGTCCTGTCGCTTGGCGTCAAGGTCGAAATAGACCGAGGTGTCAGCGTCAAAGATTGGCTCCATGCGGATGCGCTGTTTGTCGTCATCCTCATCATATTCGTTTTCATAACAGGCCCGCAGACGCCATGCACCAAAGCCGCCGCCCACAGCCTCCTCAAAGGCGTTATCGTACGCCTCTTGCGCGCAGCTATCCTGTTCGTCAGCGCGATACAGGCCATCGCATACATCAGCCAGTCCATCGTTATCGGAGCCGTCTTTGGTAACAAAATCCACGGATATGCGATTGTTGCGATACTCGTTGAAAATCCGAATGACAGAGAGATGAACCTTGTTAACCTCGAGGCGCGGCTTGTTCTCATACTGTTTGCCGAGCTGGTCTTCCCACATTGCGCCGGGGATCGAATAAAAGCGACGGTCATTGACACACTGCTGGCGCTCCGGCCGCATAACCTGTTGGACCCGGTTGAACTCCTCACGCGCCTCAGCGTGTATCTCTGCAAGCCGTTGTTCTTTAGAAGGTCGCGCCATGTTCATCCCTTAAGCAAGAACCATGCCAATATCATAATCACCAATAATTAGCAACGGGCATAGGCTTTGCGCGTGGCCTTGCTATGGCCTTGCTGAATTGCACCTCACGGATGGCATCGAACATCGGGTCCATCTGGTCGTCATGCGCGCCATTAGGAAACGTGGAAGCCTCGCCCGTGAACCCATCTATCCAATCCGTCCACTCTGGAATAAACACGTTGCCGCTCTCGATGAATGGCGCGCTGTCATAGGCGCGGGACAGCTTATCCTTGTTGCGCTGGATTGGCAGGACAGGAATACCCTCACGCCGCAATGTCTGGATCAGCCCGGTTCCACTGACCTTATCCTCAACCTTCATGGCCCTTGCGCCTTCATGCTTAAGCCAGAACGAACGGGCTTGCTCCAGCAATTCAGGGGCTTCCCATTTCCCCCTGATCTGGTCAATCAGATAGGCTTGCCCGGTCTTTGATCTGCCCCAGCATTGGAAAACGCTATAGTCATTCTCTTGCCCGGTCTTTTGCGCGGTATCAGCGAAGATCATTGTCCACTCAAAGGCTGGCAATTCACGGTACTGCCGGAACCATGCGGGCTTAATCACACCACCACCACGAGGCGCTGGACGCTGTTGCAATTGGCCAGCCACGGCATAGCTGCCCATTGTGGCTTCAAGCTCTTTGACTTGGGCCTCTGGAAAGCGCTCAGGGAACATCAATTCACCGTCAAACTTGCGTGGATCTTGCCAGCCGATGCGCGTCACACGCGAACGGGCGGGCTCAAAGCGCATTGGTATCATCAAGTGCTCATAACCAAGCTCGATGGCCACGCTCGACACATCAGCCTCATTCAGGCGCTGCATGATGATGATGATTGCAGACTGGTCATTATTCACACGAGAGGGCAACGCTTCGCGGAATGTCGTGATAGCGCTGGATAGTAATGCGGGAGAGTTAGCATCGTCAACGCTATGTGGATCATCAAGGATAACACGGTCGCCACGTGAGCCTGTCATGGACGTAAACGCCATGGCCTCACGAAAGCCCGTCGCACTATTTTCGTATTTGGTCTTGGCGTTCTGGTCGCTCGTTAGCGTAATAGGCCAGTTTGATTGATACCAATCCGACTGGATTAAGCGGCGGCATTTCATATTGTCACGCACTGCAAGCTCTTGTTTGTGAGCTGTACCGAGATAACGAAGCTCAGGACGGCTAAGCGGTCCCCATTCCCATGCAGGCCAGATAACACCTGTCAAAAGCGATTTCATGCTGCCTGGAGGAACGTTCATAAGCAATCGCCGTATCTCACCGGCCGATACAGCCTCAAGATGCTCGCAAATAGCGTCTAGCGCCCAACCCCATTTTAATTCTGTAGCAGGCTCCAGCACATGCCATGCCTGTTTGGCAAACTCAGCCAGTGAGCGCTTGGCCAGCTCACGCTTTGCGGCACGTATGTCCTCACGTGTCAGGATTAGCGACAATGGCCACGCCAAACAATTGAGAGGAAGTGCCATCGTCATGATGATCTGTCACCACTACGGATTCCACTTTGTAACCATCGGGCATAATGCGCCGCAACGCCTCACGGTGGAACTCAACATCAGGGCCAATCTGTGAGCACAATTCATGGCGCTTATATTTCATAAACCGACCAATGGCTTCTCTTGTCATTTTTCGCCCTCATCAAGCTTCGACAACTCTTGCAGCGCGGCAAGTGATAGCTTGCTCATATCAATACCAGTAGGCGCAGGAAGCGGGTTCTCAGGGTCGGAGCCGACAAGATGCTTATCACCATACTTCTTGGCGGCTAGCTTAGACATAGCCCATTTTCGCGTATCTATGCGCACTCGCTTGTTTTGCGGATCATCAACGCCATCAGCAATTTCGAGAATATCTTCGAGGTGCGTTTCCATTTGGGCTTCGCGCGCGCGGGCGTATTTCTGTGCGAACTCTTCATGCTTCAACAGCCATGTATAAACCGTCTTTTCGCCCGGCATATCATCATCACGACAAATAGCCCTGAGACTTTCGCCGCAGGACAATCTTAGGCAGACAGCTTCTGCCATTTCTATCGTGTAATCGCTTGGCCTTCCGACTGGCACTTACTTCCCTTTCTTCTTCTTAGCCTTTGACAGCGCAATGGCAACAGCTTGTTTCTGAGGTTTTCCGGCCTTCATTTCCGCCTTGATGTTTGCGGATATGGTCTTAGGTGACTTACCTGACTTTAACGGCATTGATTGCGCCCTCTTGTATGTGAGACGTTACCTTACAGGATAAAGCCTTGCGCCTCTAGTGGATTTTTGGCGGTTTTGAGCGCGATATTTTTGCGCCCGCTTTTCACGCCATTCTTTTAAACGAATTTCGGCATCAACCCAATCGGAATGCATTTTATATTGGGCGGCATATTGTGCATATTGATGATAATATTCGCCCGGGTGCGATCCTTTATTTTCTGCATTGGGTTTAGCCTTATGGTCATCCCGTGACATGCCCATCACAGCCATGACAAACAACCCTATTACCAACACCGTCACAATTACGATTGTCATCATCTATCTCCCTAAAAGCAAGGCTTCCAACCTTAACCTCAATGTACTGCTACGAGCACCAACTCGATCGCGCAGCGCTGGCAGGTTTTCCCCTAACGGGAGGTCGGATCTTAAGGCTACGCCTGCAATAGCCCAAAGGATGCCAGTCAACAAAACTGATTATTTCTTTTCCGTCTCTTCCACTTGTTTGTCAAGCCAATGGTTCAGTGCCTTCATAGCCTTGCCTGCCGTTGGTGTTGCCATTGCCTTCTCACCCATCTCGGACGCCGCAATAGCGTAAACCGTCTCTTTTGAGGGGGTTATGCAAGAAACGACTAAGGCAACGCAAAACACCCAAACGGAAAGGTTGACTACTTTCCAAAATGGCTTTCTGTCCTTTTCTTCCATGCCGTAATCATTGTGCGTTAACATAAGAGCAAACCCACCGGCACCAGCGGATAGGACGCTTAACGCGCATAAGATGCCCATGCTGATGCCCAGCGAATCCACCACGTCAGCGGTGTATAACAACCATGATAAACTATTCATTTCACTGTCTCCGGTGTGATGTTGTATTCTGTCAGTGCTGCGAGGGTGGATTGGACTGGAGCATAAAAATCCCCATTGCCATCCCGTATTGGCTTAGCGATGTCTTGTAAGCTCCGAATATCAAGAGCACCCGCCCCTATTCGCCGCGCTTGTTCCAGCCGCCATTGCGCCAATTCTTCCGGTGTGAGTTTGCAGGGCTTGCTGACTGGTGTGGGCATCCCCTCTTTCAGCGCCCGGATGATCGCGCGGATAACCAAACTATCCGCATCGTCATCATAATACTGCGCACCTACCTTCATCGCCTCGGATTCGACCAACTCCCGCGCCCGTTTCAGATACGGATCAGGCGCAAGGTCTGGATATTTGGCGATTGCGTCGGCCCATTTGGAACCAAGTGAATCAAGTTGAGCCTTCAAATCTCGGATGATCTGGTTAAAACCAACCATGCTGTTTGTATCTGGTTCGCTCACAACCTCAACCTCCCGCTTATATCCGATAATGTCGCCAAGCCCACTCGTATGAAACCACCTGTCCACATCCACGGCAGAGATAGTCTGGCCACCTCGGCATAAAACCTCACCGCCATCCCAATCGTCCGGTGCTTTATTGCCACCAGCCCAAGGCCAATAGCCTTTCTCAATTACATCATTAGCCCAATGACCAGCGGGTAGGCGGATTTTTGTGACAAGGGGCCAATACCACATGTCTGGTGTGTCATTTTGGTCGCCATACCATGCTTCGTCATGGAAATTATATGCCCTAATCACATCATCATCCGCAATCCATGCAGGCCGCTTGCCGTTTACCTCAATATCTGGTCCGTATTCCATCATCTATCTCCTTGTTGCCATTTGTGTTTACGCCATCCCCGCCCCGCGTCAATACAAAATATCGCATTGAGGCATTTTATTTATGCTGCTCGACAAGCCTTTGCCCGAAAAACACGATCTTTTCCGCATCATAAAGCGCTGTGACGCCATCCTTACCGTTGCCATGACGAGCCGCTGCTATCCGCCATACGGCTTTGAGGATATTCCCCTCTGCAAATGTCATCTCAAGCGCCTCGATTATATCGTTGCACTCTGCCATATACGGCTCCCCGCCGGACGTTGGTTTGTCGATCGCCACCTTGTAATAATCAGACGATCCGCCTGTGAGTGTGCCACTCATAACCCCCTCTCCTTCCGCTTTTCTGTCTGCCATGCAATCGCCTCTTCGCGGGTAGTAGCTACCCATAGCGGCACACCGCACTGGATCCATTCCTTGCCGTTCATGGTGCATCTGTTCTGGCTGTCAATCTCACGTGGCGGGCTGTGCAGGCTGAATATCGCGTAGTTCATCTTACAACCCCCTCACCATGTCATTCGCCTCACGAAGCCGTGCAGCCTCACGTTTTCCTCGTATGCCGCTATCTGCCAAGCATGCCAGCCGACGCAGCCTGGATGCCAGTGCAGCGCGTTCCGTGGCTGGATCTGCAAGCAACGCCTTGACCAACACGTCAAGATCGGCAGGCCGTGGGTCACGTTCGACCGGACGTGCTTTTCGAAATGGGTTCATGCTGCGATCCTTTCATTCTGTTGCAGCGCCGCTGAATCTTGACCGGCTCACATGCTTTCTCCTGCTGCAATCTGCGCCTCATAGTTCAAGGCGTCATCCACGACCCTCTCATACACAGCCTGCACAGCCGCGACTATCTCCTGCTGCTCCGATGGTTGGTAACACACCAGCCGCGTTCCCGCAGCGGTTAGGATCGTGTCCGCCATTTCTTCGTAATCTGGTTCCACCATCTATCTCCTTATCCACAACATCCCATATATACCCGCCATTGGCAAGATTTAATCTCACTCGACTGATCCAAGATAGGATATTCACAAAATAGAACAGAATAGAGGATTTTACTACGCTTTTTGCTACGCTTTATGTGTATGATTTATATAGATAAAATGGTTTTTTGATTTACAGGATAGCAGGATAGCATGATATATAAATAAAGGGGGTATGGGGGCGAAGCCCCCATCATGACACGCATAATTATTTTAAAATTAAATATTATATAAGGAATATATAGGCTTAATATCTATAAATGCAGAAAATCAACTCCCAATCCTATATCCTTTATATAGGTGAGTACAAGGGTTCTCTAAAACCGTGTCTGGACTATTCTGCTATTCTGCTATCCTGTACACGTTTTGGTTGTTTTAGCCTGCAATTTCAGTATGTTACACAATAGTAAATGACTTGCTATTCTGTGATATTCTGTAATCCTATTTGCAGGGATTTTGCCCTAAAAGGACGCGGAAAACCTTGGCTTTTTCCGCAACCCTTGTCAACACACCAAACGATATTTTTCTGTTTTAATCTTGGAGCGAGGGGACACTGTGATCTCCATCAGCACGATCCCGTCATTGACCATTTTTTCCAGTTCGGCCTTTACATCCTCCCGGCGGTTGCTTCGCAGCCGGTTGTAGATCACACCAATGGTTTCCCCATCACCGTCAATCACGTTGGCAATTTTAGCCCGCAGCGCCAGCGATGGCGCATCCTTTACCCGGTCATTGGCGGTCACAAGGCGTATTTTCTCCTCTATGTCCCTACGGACAAGCGCAAAGGCCCAGCGGACATGCTCACCCGTTCTGATCCCCTCGGCAACCGCCAGAATGAAGGACACCTTGGCCATTAGCTCATATGCGCCAAGATAAAGGCTCTCCAGACCTGTCTTGCCCTTATGGGCTATCGCTTGATCCTCAAACCACTCCAACGCGCTCTCAAGCATGTTTGCGGCCATTTGGTCGCTGGGCACCGCCAACCGCTCGCCATAATATTCAACGCGGCTGGCGCCCTGCAGATCACATTCGCCGCCATGCGCCAGATGCAACAAAATAGCCTCGTAGCTGGCGGGCAATGGTGTTTTGACAAAACCCGGCTTTGAGCGAGGTGCTGTGTCACGCTCGTTGAATAAAAGCGACCGACCGATAAAGCCGTTAGTGGCGCTCTGAAAATCCACCAACTCGTCAAACGTGATTGGCGTGGTAAAACCCATGAGCGACAAAAATGGCCGTTGCAGCCCTTGATCTATATTCTCCAGCATAGTGCTGATGGATGCCATGCGTGATAACAGCCGCGGCGTTTCACCACTTGCATCGGCCTGTTTGGATAATTGCGACAATTCTTTCAGCAGCCCTGATCTTATCTCCTCTTTAGCGTCACCCGTCAGCAGTAAATATCCATCCGCCTTGGAATAAGCCGCCATAAGCATCCCGATCACACCATCGAGATAAGAGGCCCCGCCACGCTGCTGCGCATTTTTAACCTTCTGGAGAAATATCCCAATCTCATCAATCACATAAAATGCCGCCTGATGGCGTGTGAGATTTTTGACAATTTCCTGCTCTGATTTAATCGCGCCGTGCGTGGCTGGAGCAATTCCCGCTGCCCGGTGCAACATCGTGACGGATTGCTGAATACTCTCCTTGCCGGTGCGGGATCCCGCGACACAGAAGGTGAACAAGTTGCCGGTGACACCGTCAAATTCGTCAATATAGCGCAGGCCCGCAATATTCCCGATAGCGGTTAATGCGGCGGCAACAGCTATGTTCTCCCGTGGGCGGCGTGACTGGTTTTCAATCCATTTTGCAATCTTGCCAACAAAGCCGGGCGGGATTTTGAGATCAACGCCCGAAATATCAAACGGCAATCCATCATGCTCACCCTCGGAAAAGTCAAACTGCACATCAGGAGAGAACGTCACAGGCATAAGCCAGCCGCCTTGTTCCGCATGATAGATTAGCGTCCCGATGGTGACAGGATTGGCAGCTCGACCGAAACTATGCCACTTGTAGGGCATATGCTTTTCATCATGCTTGGGCGACTTGGCAGACCAGCGCTCCCAGAGATCATAACCAGCGCCATGCGTTGCCTGATGAATGGCCATGCCAACGCGTATCCAGCTTTCATAGTCCAGATCATCATTGGCAACGTGATGCAGCATATCCTCTATATCGTCATGCGTAACGTCAATTGACTGCCCGTTATAATCGGTGCGGACGCGCTCAGGGCGGCACAACAGATCAACAAGCCCGGATGGTGCAGGAGCGATCTCGCAAGGCTCTCCATCAGCGGTATAGACGCCGCCAGAAGCATGGCGCGATCCCGGTCCAACGACATAGCCCGACGACTTAAAATCAATGCCTGGATAGTCTTTTAGCGATGACAAAAGGGACACAGCGTCCGGCATGGCAAAATACAGGTGCCGTGATCCACCGCCTGAACCTGTCATAACAGACAGGCCAGCCCCTGCTATTTCAGGAAATTGCTCCAGCAAACGGCCATAGCTCTCTATGCCGCCATTACGTGCATCAACATCGACAACGAGCAACCCTCGACACAGGACGCCATATCCCGTGGCAAAATGACCCGCCTCCTCCATGTTCTCGACCTGCTCTTCTGACCAGAGCGGTGTATGCTGCCAGTTTGAAGCGCGGGGGTGCTTGCCAACGGCAGGGCAATCTTCATCACCGCACTCGCAATGGTTTTTCTGATCGAAGCGATACAGCGGAAAAATCGAGATCCCCGCATCCATAAACCCACGGTACAACATCAGACGGACCGCGCTTGAAAATAATCGGAAAGCGCTTTGATAGTGGCGTAGCTTGGACTTGCGGCCCTGCCATCACGCACAGCGCGAATTGTGTTGTAATGCAACCCTGTTTTGCGGGAAACAGCCGAAATACGGCTATCCTGTAACAACTCAATTATTGTCTCTAATGTCAGCATTTTTGCGTACCTTGTTAAAAATCGTATTGACTTGTGCAAAAACAAACCCGATAAGTCAAGACGCAAGAAAAGAAGTCAACCACAGAAGGAGCGATAGAATGAGTATTGCAGACCGGGCAAAAAAGCCCGAACACGAACCTATGATTGCCACCATTTTAGGCGGCCCCGGTACAGGCAAAACAAGCCTCGCCTCAACATTTCCGAAACCGTTATTCTTACGTACACAGGGCGAGGCTATTCCGCGTGATACCGCTAATAGCCCTGACAGCATCGAGGTGACCAGCGTTGCTGACCTGTTTGATATTATGATTGATTTGGTCAAAGAAGAACATGGCTACCAGACTATTGTGATCGATAGTGTAACAGGCCTTGAAGCGCTGTTCATTGCTGATGTGCTGGCAAATGACCCTAAAGCTAAGGGGATTAATCAGGCGCTTGGTGGCTATGGGGCTGGGCCTAATGCCGTAGCCGCGCAACATGCCAGAGTGCGCCGCGCCGCCGAGGTAATACGCGACCGCAAGGGATGCCATGTTATCTTCATCGCCCATGCGGATATCGGCCGGATCGACCCGCCGGACAGCGAGGGGTATAACCAGTATACTTTGCGCTTGTCTGGAAAGTCCATGGCGCCTTATGTTGATAGTGTGGATCTTGTGGGCTTCCTCAAGCAGGAAACAATCCTAAAGGGCGACGAAGGCGCGAAGAAGGCTATCACCACAGGGGACCGTGTTCTTGTGACCTATCTCCAGCCTGCCAGCGTTTCCAAAAACCGCTACGGGATTACGGACGATATTACAGTGACGAAGGGTGAAAATCCCTTGTCCGAATATCTCATTCCCTTGGCGGCAAAGCCCAAGCGGCAGGCGAAGAAGGAAGCCCCGGCTGAGGAAGTCACCAACGAAACAAGCGAAGTAGTAGCAGAAGGAATTGAAGCATGAGTTTCTGGAATCTTGACGATGGCGAAAGCGCCAAAGACGTAGGCACGAATTACGACGCGGGCGGCGGTAATTTTGAACCGATCCCGGAGGGAACAAGCGTACTGGCGATGCCAGACGAAGTAAAATGGGACACAAACAAGGAAAATGATGAATATTGTTTCTTGCGATGGGTAGTTATTAAGCCGGAGGTTTATGCGGGCCGCAAGGTTCCCCAAAAGCTTTGGCTGACCGACCCCAAGCCTAACACAAAAGACGCGGCAAAAGACCGTGATAAGGCCAAGCGTATGCTGGCGGCTATTGACGCCAATGCAGGTGGAAAGCTGATGAAGCTGGACAAGCGCCCTACCAATGAAGATTTGGCCGTATGCCTCACCAACAAGATGATGGTCATTCGTCTTGGCGTCTGGGATATTGACGGAAAATCCGGAAACTGGGTGCAGGCCGTATCTCCAAAGAGCGCTGAGATCAGTGACGTTAAGGCCAAGCCCAAGCCCAGGCCAAAAGCGCCGGTTGATGATGATGATCTGGATTCAATCCCGTTCTGATATTGTCGAAAAACATACCTTGGGGAGCCTTTCGGGGCTTCCCATTTTTATACTGAGTGGAGATAGATGATGACCGAACAACGCACAGCAGAATGGCATGAGGCGCGAAAAGGCCGGGTAACTGGCTCAATGGTGGGCGCAATCCTTGGCTTGTCGCCTTATATGACACGTGGCGGGGCCATGCGCTCCATGGTCCGTGAGGCATTGGGCCTTGAAAATGAGTTTACCGGCAACGTAGCAACCGAATGGGGAACCTATAACGAGGCAGGTGCAATCGTAGACTTTACGATGCAGACTGAGATCAGTGTGGAGCCATGCGGGTTTTATCCTTATGAGGATTGGTTGGGTGCGTCACCTGATGGCCTGACAAGCGACGGCGGTTTATTGGAGGTCAAATGCCCTTTTTATATTCGCAACGATCCAGCGCCGATATTCAAGACGATATTTGAACAGCCGCATTATCATGCGCAAATGCAAATCCAGATGTTTGTGACAAGCAGGCTGCATTGCTGGTTTTTTCAATGGACACCACATGGCAATCTGTTGCGCAAGGTCGATTACAACCCGCACTGGATTGATGAAAACTTGCCAAAGCTTGCGCAATTCTATGCGCAATATCTGGATGAGGTGAAAGAGCCGGAGGATCATATCGCGCCATTACGTGTGGAACTGGATACGCCGGAAGCGTACAGGATCATGCGGGAATATGATGAATTGTGTGAGCAGATTGATAACGCCACCGAGCGCAAGAAAGAAGTTTTAGGCGAACTGGTTGCAATGGCAGGCGGGAAAAATGCGCTTATTGCCGGGCGCAAACTGACACAGACAAACCGTGAGGGTGCGATTAGCTACGCAAAGGCGATTAAGGCGATTGCGCCTGATGCAGATTTGGAGCCTTATCGCGGCAAGCCTAGCAGCTTCTGGTCTGTGAAATAAATGAAATTAAGGCCCTATCAAAAGGCGGCGTGTGATGCCGTAATGGAATGGGTGCGGAGCAGCGTTGATCCATGCGTGGTTGACGCAGCTCCCGCCGCCGGGAAAAGCTTCATGATAGCCAGCCTGTCCGACCGCCTGCACCAGGTCAGCGGCGGCAAACGGGTGCTTGTGCTGGCACCATCAAAAGAGCTTGTAGAACAGGATTATGAGAAATTTCTTCTGACCGGGCATAAGGCCAGCATATTTTCTGCATCAGCAGGCCGCAAGAGCACTCGGCACCATGTTGTGTTTGGTACGCCATTGACCGTCAAGAATGCCATATCCCGATTTATCACGGATTATTGTGCGGTGATCGTTGACGAGGCGCACGGGATGACGCCAACAATTATTGAGATCATTAACGAAATGCGGGTAGGCAATCCCATTTTGCGGGTGATTGGTTTAACCGGCACGCCTTACCGGCTGGGCAGCGGCTATATTTTCCGTATTTGGCCAGACGGCCACGCTAATGGCGACGATGTAACGCGCGTTCCGTATTTTACCAAATGCGTGTATCGTGTGAGCGCTCGTGAAATGCTGGATGAAGGGTTTATTACGCCCATGCGCATAGGCGCGATTAACAGCGCAGAAGGCGGGTACGACACCAGCGGTGTTATCGTCAAAGCCAACGGGATGCTTGACGAACGAACGGTAGAGCAGGCCTTTGTGGGTCATGGCAGAAAGACCGCTGCAATTGTGGCTGATGTGATCGAGCAAGCGCGGTATCGGCATGGCGGCATTATGTATTTTGGCGCGACGGTGCAGCACGCCAAAGAGATATTGGCCAGCCTGCCTCCTGAGACAAGCGCACTGGTGACGGGCGACACCAAAAAGCCGGAACGTGAGCGAATTATCCGCCGATACAGGGCTAAGGAAATACGCCATCTGGTCAATGTTGGAACTCTGACCACCGGATTTGATGTGAGCCACACAGAGACGATTGCGCTGTTGCGCTACACAGAAAGCGCGGCCCTGTTACAGCAAATCATGGGTAGGGCTTGGCGCCTTGATCCTGAAAAGCAAGATAGCCTCTTGCTGGATTATGCCAGCAACGTGGAACGGCACTTCCCTGATGGTGACATTTACAACCCTACTATAAAAGCAGGCAAGATAGGCGGGGGCAATGGCAGCGTAGAGGCGCATTGCCCCGATTGCGATCATATCAATCTGTTCAGCCTTAATCCTGATAATGCCGATTATGTGCCGGACAAGCACGGATATGCGCTTGATGTATTTGGGGAGCCCATACAGACCGAGTTCGGCCCACTACCTGTGCATTATGGCAGGCGGTGTTTCGGCATGGTCAAGACTGCCGATATGGGGAAATATATCCGCTGCAATTATCGCTGGACTGGCAAGGATTGCCCACATTGTGGTGAGAAGAACGACATTGCCGCCCGCTATTGCTATGAGTGCAAAGGCGAGATTGTCGATCCTAACGAGAAGCTTGCAGCCGACTTCAAGGCATTGAAGAAAGACCCGACGCAGCCCCAGTGCGATAAGGTCATCTCTATGACGACACGTTCTGGCGTAAGCGCAAAGGGTAACGCAACGCTGAGAGCGGACTTCAAGACACCATATCGACAATTCAGTGTTTGGTTTATGCCAGAAAGCCCGATGAAGGCTAAAAAGGCTGAATATGAAGCGTTTTGCGCCGCGACAGCAGATGGCGAAGAGCAGCCCGATACGATAACCTATGTGAAGGACGCTAGCAGCTCATTTTATCGTATATTGGCGTACAACAGGCCAGAGGATGCACTCGAATGAACCTCAAGGATTTACCGTTTCCGATTTATGGCGACACCAGTTTTCGCGGAAAATGCCCGCAGGAGCATGTAGAGCAGGCGTCGTTCTTTAGCCGGTTGCGGCGGGAATATCCTGATAGCTATGGCCTGATTGCGATCCATCCGCGCAATGAAGGCTTAAAGACCGGCGGGCAATTCTCGACTGTGATAAAACATAGCGCGGAGGGGATGACGCCAGGGGCGAGCGACATAATCATTCCAGGTAAGCCTTCTTTTGTCTGTGAATTAAAGCGCCGCGATCATACGTTATCGTCATGGCAGGACGGGCAACAGGCATATCTGTCCGCTGCACAGGACAATGGCGCATTTGTGTGCGTTGCTTTGGGCGCTGTAGGGGCTTGGGAGGCTTTTGAGGCATGGAGGGCTATGGCACATGGCTGATATGCTTATACGCCCTCAGGAATGGCTTAATCGGCTATTATCAGGCCAGATCGAGATGCATGAAACGCCAAAGGCGATTCAGAGTTGGGCAAGGTTTTCCATCTTTGAGGGTGCAGAGGCTATTTTGCGTATGGAAACTATAGAAGACCGCCGTGCGGCGCTCAAAAAAATACCGGATAAAATCCGGCCATATGTGGAATCTGAGATTAAGCGCTTATGGGATATGCGGTGATGCCATTACAAACCTATTGCAAACGCAAACAGGCTGATCTATAAACGGTGTTGGGCATCTATCTCCACTGGAAGCCCTGCACCTCGCTTTGTGTGCGAAGGGGGCGTCTCATCAACGCCCCCTTTTTGATGCCCTACAAGCAAACAGCAGATCCGTTCGCCCGCATGGTTTCAATCGCAATTTTATGGCGCAGGCGATTGCAGGCATCGCGCAGGGCGTCACTACCCAGCTTGGCGGCCAGTGCCCATGCAGCTTCTCCATCTTCATGCGCGATTTTGGGCGGTTGCCGCGTTGTATCTGTGTCCCCCGGCTCTTTTTGCAAGGCTTCCGCTACCTTATTAGCCAGATCGACGGTAATGAGGACGCCTTTTCTTATGCGAATAAAGGCGCTGGCTCCCAATCCTGATGAACGACCCAAGGCGCTCATGCTTATTTTATGCGTTGCCAGATAGTCCGTAATCTCTTGAGCCAGTTCCTTTAAGCGCTCTGGACTTTCCATAACGAAGGCTGGCTTGATCTCGATGGAAAAAGGAATGGTAAGAGCATTTTGAGCGGATTCGATTGACCTTCGTGCCACGATAAGGCCGCTCAACAATCTCTTGACAGTGTGATTAGAGAGCCGTGCATGTTTGGCGAAGTGAAATGGCGTGAGCGCGTTTTGCTCGATATAGGCGGATAACTGCCCCGCCAGTTCTCGTGGCGGACGGATTTTCTGATTAGGAAATGTTTGCGGCTTTGTCGGTTTTTTAGTCATGGTTATTCTCCCTTTGCTTTAGCGATTGCGGCGCGGGCATGGTCCAGCCATCCGCCGGGATCACTTGGCACGTTCCACGGGCCTCCGTCTTGACCGTATTTTGAGACGGCATATTCAAACGCCTCCAGTAATTCAGGCGCGGCGGTAGTTAAATGCGCATTGGCGACAAACTCACGATGATCATCAACGTAAGGATAGCTCATGCTGTTTGTGTAATAGGTTATTTCGCCAATAATTTTTTCCCCAGAAGATATGAAGGCGCGTGCAGTGGCAAACTCGTGGCGGTCTTCTTGTCTTGCCACGTGTGGTGTTAAATCTCCCATGACCGCATGAAAATTCCAAGGGCCCGGCGTATGTTTATTCATTCCTCATCTCCCTTCACTGGAAAATCATCAGCCGTCAGTGGCCTACCCTGCTTTGCTGCAATTTCCAGCAGCGTATCACGCCACCAGTCCGGGATATAATTGCGCAAACACCATTGCCCGACCATAGGTAGCTTTTTGCCTATTTCCGCACCCTCTGGATTGCGCCCATAGATTTTCTTAAAAGTCATATTAGCCACAAAGGCGCGACCACCCAACATCTTGATAATTTCTTTTGCAGTCATGTCATCCCTTTCAGATTGCAGAGCCATCATAACGCACAAATATAATAGTACAATGTATTATTTTATGTTGACGGGCATTTTCCATTGTGTATGGTGAAAGCAACAAGGAGATAGATGATGGCTAACACAATTACACTTTCCCAGCTTGAAGCAATCGACAGCGCGTTTATCGCGTTGGG